AAGCACCCAAAATGTCCAAGGCACCGAAGTCCAAAAAGGGCGTCCCGGTCACCATCATGGTGGCAGTTGGCAAGCCCAAGCTGCCGATGAAGGGTCAACGTGCTGCGACCAACATGATGACGCGCAAGAAATAAAAAATGAGAGCATTGTCGGTTGGCGTTAGTCCTACAGCGGCAGTAGATACCACAGTCTATACCTGCCCAAAGGGTTATTACGCCAAATTTACTGTGATGTACATCCACAATACAGGCGGCTCTACAAAGCACATTACTGTGCAATGGTTTGATGCAAGTGCCAGTAGCACCCTTGATATATTGACTAGCTACAACTTTACTTCAAAAACCTACTTACAGTTTGATGGCAATGCCTATATTGTTTTAGAAGAAGGCGACAAACTCAAAATAACTACTGAGTCGGGAAGCACATTCAGCTTCATAGCGACATTTGAAGAAGAAGGGTTGACCAGATGACATTCCTCGAACTGATCAACGATGTGTTGATTCGCTTGCGTGAAACGCAAGTCTCCACTAATGCCGAGACAGGCTATTCAACGCTGATTGGCAAATTTGTCAATGACGCCAAGCGCCAGGTGGAAGACGCCTTCAGTTGGAACATCTTAGGCACTGACATCACCATCACCACCGTGGCGGCAACCTACCAATACTCATTGACAGGCGCAGGCCAGAAATTCCAGGTCCAGGACGCCATCAACAGCACAGCCAACATTGGCCTGACGAACATCAGCTTTGTAAAGATGAACCGCTATCAAAACTTTGCGGTCATTCCAGCTGCGACTATCCCGTCCATGTACGCCTTTGAGGGCGTTGACGCCAGCGGTGACACCAAGGTGACCCTGTATCCCCGGCCTGATGCCGTGTACTCGCTACGGTTCAGCCTGACGGTTCCACAGGCAACCCTGGCTGCTGATGCAACAACGGTGCTGGTGCCTGATGTGCTGGTGGCCCAGAACGCTTACGCCAGAGCATTGGCAGAGCGCGGTGAGGATGGCGGCATCAACAGCAGCGAGGCATACCAACTCTATCGGACCATGCTCTCGGACTACATTGCCCTGGAAGGCACTCGCTATCCTGAGAACCAGGAGTTTGTCGCAATATGAGTGAGCCGCTGCAAATTGCCAGCATTTCAGCGCCAGGGTTCTTTGGGCTGAATACGCAGGACTCGCCCCTGGACTTGAACCAGGGGTTTGCTCTGGTGGCAACCAACGCCGTTATTGACCAGTACGGGCGTATTGGCTCACGCCAGGGCTGGTCAAGGGTCAATGCGGCAGTGGGCAATTTGGGCGCAAACAATGTTGGCGTTATCCACGAACTGGTGCAGTCCGATGGCACTCTGACAATCCTGTTTAGCGGCAACAACAAGCTGTTCAAGCTAGACAGTTCCAACGTAGTCACCGAATTGACCTACGGCGGTGGTGGCACTGCACCAACCATCACAGCAAACAACTGGCACTGCACCAGCCTCAACAGCATCACCTATTTTTTCCAGACCACCTACAACGCTTTGATCTTTGACCCGGCAGTCAGCACCTCAACCTTTCGCAGAGTCACCGAGAAAACTGGCTATGTCGCAACAGTGCCAGATGCTGACATTTGCATCAGCGCATACGGCAGGCTCTGGGCGGCAAGCACATCAACCGACAAGACCACCATTTTCTTTTCAGACTTGCTTGCCGGGCATATCTGGTCAACTGGCACAGCAGGTTCGCTGGATGTCAATCGGGTATGGCCCAACGGCAGCGACGAGATCACCGGGCTGGCGGCGCACAATGGATTCCTAATCATCTTTGGCAAGCGTCAAATCCTGATCTACGCCAATGCCACCACCCCGGCAACAATGGTCTTGAGTGACACAGTGAACGGCATAGGCTGCATTGCCCGAGACAGCATAGCCAACACTGGCAAGGACATTCTTTTTCTGTCCAACTCTGGCGTCAGGTCACTGGCGCGAACGATTACCGAGAAATCATCACCTCTTGGTGATTTAAGCAAAAACGTCAGAAACGATTTGATTGACTATGTGAGCAGCGAAACGCTGGCAAACATCAAGGCGGTCTACAGCGAGAAGCAAGCCTTCTACCTGTTGACAATGCCAGCATCATCAATGGCGTTCTGCTTTGACACCAGGACGCAACTGCAAGACGGTTCATTTCGAGCAACAACCTGGGATTCGATCAACCCAACTGCCCTGCTGTCTAAGCGCAATGGTGATTTGCTGCTTGGCAAAACTGGTTATATTGCCAAATATGAAAGCAACCTAGACGACACTGCAAGCTATCGCTTCCAGTATTACACCAACAATGCTGACCTTGGAAACCAAAACGTCACCTCAATCCTCAAAAGATTGAAGGCGACTGTTATTGGCGGGACAAATCAATTTGTCACTGTCAAGTGGGGGTTTGATTTCAGCACAAACTACAACGCTGCCAATGTTCAGATTCCAACCCAAGGGATAAGCGAGTACGGCATTGCTGAGTATGGTGCAAATGCTACTGTAGTGGCCCAATACAACAGCGGCGTTGCCCTACAAGAACTGTCTGTCCCAGCGTCAGGCCAAGGTAAAATTGTCCAGACAGGCTACGAGGCAGACATTAACGGTTCTTCCCTCTCAATTCAGAAGATTGAGATTCAATTTAAAGATGGGAAAGCAGCATGAGCAATTACACACAAAGCACAAACTTTGCCACCAAGGACGCACTGACATCTGGCAATGCGCTGAAGATTGTCAAAGGCACTGAGATCAACACCGAGTATGCCAATATTGCAATTGCCGTGGCGACCAAGGCTGACCTGGTTAGCCCTACCTTCACCGGGACGCCTTTAGCACCAACAGCCGCCACCGCAACCAACACAACCCAGCTTGCGACAACTGCTTTTGTCCAGGCGGTAGTGCAGCTTTTGCACCCGGTCGGCAGCATTTACACCGCCATCATTGCCACCAACCCAGGCACCTTGTTTGGGTTTGGCACCTGGACAGCGTTCGGTGCTGGCAGGATGCTGATCAGCTTGGACAGCAGCAATGTTCTGTTTGACACTGCCGAGGAAACAGGTGGTTCTGCTAACTCAACGCTTCCAACACACACGCACACCGGCACCACTGACGGAACAAGCCCAGAGGCAGCAGGCCGAATGGACGGTGTGGTATTAGGAGCTGGCACCCCATCAACCTACCCAATACCAACCAGCACAACGACAGGCAGTCCAGTACCCTGGCAACCGCTAGGTTCACACACTCATACGTTTACTACTGGAAGTGCTGGCAGCAGCGGCACCAATACCAACTACCCACCTTTTATTGCAGTCTATATGTGGAAGCGCACTGCATGATCACGCACCATTTCAGCGACAAGATTTACGCCAAGGAGATGCGTATTCCCGCTGACACGGTAATCTTGAAGCATACTCACAGCTTTAGCCACCTGAGTGTGTTGGCGCAGGGCCAGGTGGCGGTGCTGAGAGGACAGGAGATTGACATTGTGAACGCCCCGGCCTGCATTGAAATCAGGGCAGGACTGACGCATGGCGTCAAGGCGATTACTGATTGTGTTTGGTTTTGCATCCACGCGACTGACGAGCAAGACCCGTCAAAAGTGGATGATGTTTTGATTGGAGTTTGATCATGCCTATTGCAGCAGCAGCAATTGCCGGGGGTGCAAGCCTATTTGGGAGTTTGATCAGCGGTAACGCTGCCGCTGACGCATCGAGGCGGCAAGCAGACGCCTTGCGGGAAGACGCCAGAAACAGAATGTTCAGCCCTGTCGGGACGACAAACAGGTTTGGCACATCAACCTCGCAAATTGACCCAGCAACCGGGAAACTTATCAGCGCAGGCTACGAACTGTCTCCAGAACTGAAAGCGTTCCAGGACAGGTTTATGACTCAGGCTGGTGGTGGTCTGACGCAAATTGAGAACGCGCCTGGGATGTACGCACCGCTGACAGGCGCTGCCAGGAGTATGTACGACCTAGGAGCGCAGTACCTGGCTCAATCGCCAGAGGAAGTTGCTGCGAAATATATGCGCCAGCAGCAGGATTTGATTGACCCGTCACGCCAGAGATCGTTTGCACAGTTGCAGCAGAATATGTTTAACACTGGCACTGGCGGTTTGTCTGTCGGCGCTACCGGGATGCGTCCTGGTGGTGGTGAAGGGCTACGCGCTGCCAACCCGCAAATGGAAGCGTACTACAACGCACAAGCCCAGCAAGATCGTCAATTGGCGCTGGACGCCGAGCGAATGGGAATGGAGCGTTACAAGTTTGGACAAGGGCTGTTTAGAACAGGCACCGAGACACTAGGCGACTACTACGGCGGTTTGACAGACGCCTACAAGCCATTTACCGCTGCAATGGGCGGCGTCACAGGCTTGGAGAAGACAGGCAGACTGTCCTTTGAAGACATGATTCGTCTGGGTGAAGCAGGCAAAGGTGGCCCAAGCAATGCGGCTGGCATCACTGCACAGTTTGGGGCTGATGCTTATAGCCCGTTTGGTGCTTTGTTCTCTGGTGCTGGCGGTAGTCCAGAGTTGTCAGATGCATTGTCAAGATACTTGCGTGGGTCTGGTACTACTGCGCTGGACACCTCTGCATATGGTTCTGGACTATCAGGTTATCAACGCGCTCAAACTGACATCTACGGGAGGACATAAATCATGAGTGAAATCGTTGAATCCCTGTTCGGCGTCAGCCCAGAGCGTTATCGTCAGCAGCAGGACATTGCCTTGCAGCGAGAGGCATTGGCCTATGCCCAGCTTAACCCAATGCAACGAGCAGAAGCTGGCATCTACGCTGGTGCCAGGCAGCTTGGCAGCGGCATTGGCAGGATGCTGGGCGGGGAAGACCCAGGTATGCGCCGGGTGACTGAGCAAGATCAGATCATTCGCAGCATCAACCTCAATGACCCCGAGACTTATGGGCCAGCGGCTCAACGTGCATCCCAGATGGGCCACACTGAGTTGGCAATGAAGATTTTGCAGGCTAGTGACGCTGCGTTTCAACGGCGCGAAAGTCAAAATATAGATGAGGCGTTTCGTCGTTATGGGGACGCACCTGCTGTTGCGCCTGCTGCGCCTGCTTCCATTGCGCCTGCGCCTGTTCCTACGCAACCAAATGTAGGCTTTGGTACTACTGGTGTTCCTGGTGTGGGAATGAAATTGCCATTTGCCGACAGTCTTGCCACAAGACTTAATCCAACAACGGGTGAGGTTGAGCCAGTGCCATTAAGAGAAAATCAAGCGGCAGCGGGTCTATTTGATAAGTTAAATAAAACTTATTCACCTGTTTTTGGTACGCTTGCATTAACAGCGCCTCAAATTTTGACCCGGTTAAATAACAAACTTGCGGCTTTAACAGACAATCCGCCTGAGGGTATGACTCCGCAAATGAGGGCGGAAATGATAGCTGCCACTAAAGAAGAAATTATTGCTACTGCTGAAGGTAAGCGTGAAATGCTTACGCCTACTAATGCAATGGCTCCGCAAGCTGCGCCTTCAGCAGCGCCTGCAATTGGGTTAGAAAGCAAATTGGAAAAACTAATAAGTGACAGACGAATATTTGCAAGTCAACGCCCAACTAAACCAGGTGACGTTAACAGAGTTAACAACACAATAAAAGGCATTGACGAGGAAATAAAACGGTTAACTGAATTAAATTCTCCATT